CAAGCATGTGACCACGACTCAGCTACCGACTACTGAGGACGTATAGTCATGTCTGATCTGCTCACATCAACGGAGCCGTACTTCAAAGAGACTCGTGGTGGAATGAGAACCAACTCATCCACCATGCACCAGCACAAGGTTGAGCGTGAGTTCACTTGTGCGTGGTGCGGTGAGAAGTTCATGAGCATCCAACCATCGGCTAAGTATTGCAGTGCGGCTCATCGCCATGCTGCTTTCAGGTCCGTACCAAGGCTTGGAAAGCCCAAGGTGATAACGCGGCTGAAGAGGAGAGGGAAGGGCTATCGTCCACCGCTTGCGCTGATCCGTCAAAAATCCTGATCTAGGCCATCCTGGAATTCCTCATCTTCGAGTTCATCCTCAAGATCGAGGGGTTCCTCACCCTCAAGCTCCTCATCCACCATGGCTTCATCCGCAAGCTCACCCTCAACCACCACACCTGCACGCTCAGCTAGGACAGGCGCAAGTTGATTCTTGTCTATCAGTTGCTGCAGCCGAGACTCAACTTCTGCTCTGTCCATCTGGTCGATGCGTCCGTGCTTGATCTCTTTCTTATCCACCATCAGGCCCGCAAGTTTTGCTCTGCCGAGTTCTGCTGATACCGCTGCACCATAAGACCCGTCTTCAACAGCAGCATCTCTGATCATCTGTAGGTCACGAGCAACCTTATCGAAAGTGATCTCAAACTTTTTCTGCTGTGCCTCCTGGAGTTCACGAATCTTGGTTTGCACATGCGCGTATCTCGGATCATTCAAAAGTATGGAAGCTGCTCTTGCTGGACCTGCATACCCTGCTCTGTGTGCTGACTCTGTGTTAGTCAGATCGTGATACACATAGTGCTGAATAAACGCCTGTTGTTTCTTCGTAAACACAGGCTCTTTGAACTCACTAATCGCATGTCGTTTTGTGCTGTTGATCATATCGACTGATTCGCTTTTTCCCATGCCTGCTATCCTACAAAAAAAAATTTTTCTTTTCTTCCCCCCCTCTTCAAAGAAGGGAGTAAGGGGTTATCCCGTAGGGGAGATATTTATATCTCTCTCCCCTTCTTTAGAAGTGCACCTCGTGCACCTTGCAGTGCCCTTTAAAATCAATGACTTAGGTGGGGGTAGGTGCAAGGTGCACGGCACTGCACGCTGCACCTCGTGCACCTACCTCAGTTTCCTTATAAATCAATGACTTAACCCACTTATCCACAGGGGTAGGTGCAAAATGAAAACACCCCCTTGCACCTACCTCATTTGGGTAAAACGGCTGTTCCGCCGACCTCGAAACTACTTTAAGTTTCACTCGTAAGTTATACAATCTTGCCGCCCCTATGTGAAATCGTAGTACGTTCTGTCTTGTGTTTTGAGGGGCCCTTCGTTGGGCTTTCGCTCTGCCACCGGCACCGATATTGAGATGCGTTTTGTCTTAGGTAATGCCCTGTGCATGATGCCCTTGGGTATGTACAGCAGGTCGCCCATAGTTAGATCAATCGACGTGAAGTCACCTTCATCGTTCTCAAAACTGTTCGATATGTCCCAGCTAACATCCCCTTCGGCATGAACCAAGAAGTTATCGTCATAATCTATGTGAAACGGGAAGGTGGGCGACCCGTGATTGTGTCCGCTGCAATAGAAGTGTGCGTCGGCTGCGCCCATGTAGTACCGCTCAATTGCGCCAGCAATCATGCTTATGCGCGGGGTGAGCAGTGATGCTTTTGTCATAATCAGGGAAGCGCCTTCCATCCAGAGGTCATACAAGTACTTCTTCTCATAGTAGTCCTTGCGGCACCAGTTGGGTCTGCTCTCTCGCTCAAGGGTTCCCCTTTCCATGCAGAGCTTTCTGCCGTCGAGAGTTATGGCCTGCATCCCAGCGGTAGCGCGGTCATTGTTCAAGTAACTACTGAACTGTTGCCAGTCGATTATGTTGTCGAACAATTCTGTCCGCGCATCATTCCTTGGGAACACAACAAAGTTTTTGCCACGGTGCTTCTCTTCAAACTCAACGATTGTCATGGGCGCAATCAGGTCTGCAAAATCAATCATGTTTCTTTCTCATGTCTTCAACTATCAAGACTTTTTTGCCGCACACCTTACAGGACTTGGGCAGATCGTCGGTTTTGTAATCACTGCCGCATGATACGCATTTGATCCGCCAAGAACTGATCACATCAACCCCTTGATTCGCACCGCTTTGCCAGTACCGCCTGACCCTTTGCTCACCTCAAGCCTGTACATGCGCGTCACCTGGTACACGTCATCCGATGTCAGGTCGAGAGCCTTTGCAATCTCTGCCCGCTTCAGCCCCTGCTGCATAAGGCTGACGATCTTCCGTTCACGCTCCACCAGGTCCATCTGTTCGCTTTTTTCTTTCATTCGCATCCGTATCCTTATTGCATTGCCCATTCGCCGCTCTTTACATTCCTTTGTTGCTGCCGTATCTTCCGCCGTACACGAAGTCTCCTTAACTGAGTGTGTTTGCCCCGCTTGGCGTCTTTAATCCTTTTGTACGTCTTGCGGGGCTTTTTTATGCCTGCCTATCACACCCCGCACATCCCGTCGCACTCGTCACCAAAGTCCATGGTGATCTGGTTTTCTGCGGGATCGGAAAGATCTGCGTCCTTCAGCGGCACGAGTGATCGGTGTATGTAGATCTTGCTCGTTGTGCCTCTGAAGTTATCTCGTATGTGCTCATCCACCTGGACGGCTTGGGCCCAGGACTTCTGATCTGTTGCTTTCATCTCGCGCCAGAAGGCGTTGTCATGATAGGGGCAGAAGGTACATGCACTCTTCTGAGGTAGCTCATTGTACCCGTTGTCGCGCATCCAGCGCAGGCAGTGCCATCGTGACATGCGAGTTTCGATCAACGGCCATCGGTTGTTGCACCACTTCTCTGGCGCATCCTTCATCCGCTGTATCTCGTCGGTGCTGATACCTATCCACTGCTCGACTGTGTCCGCTGGGATACGTTGGCGCGGCTTGTAGCCTGCCAGTTCGCGCAGCTTGCGCTGTATCGGCGTGACCTTGTAGTCACGGGTACACTGACGCATCAGGATGCCCTCGCCCACCCCGCTTGGAGATGCGGTGAAGAACGGTGGTGATGCGCTTCTGTTGCTTGGGTCCATGACATCTTCAAACAGGTTGCCCCGTGTCACACGCAGAACGGGAAACGGTAGCTGTGTTTCCAGCCAGTCAAGCCATTCGTATATGTGATCGGGTTCTGCTTGCGTGTCTGCGAAGATCGCGTAGTCAGGCATGGGTGTGATCTCACCCTTCGCTGCCATCAACGCCATCACGCTCGACTGTACGCCCGCGCCCAGGCTGATTACGGTTAGCTTACTCATATCACTCCCAAGGCTTTGTCATTTCATTCGATTCCAGATAATGCCACACCGCCATTCCAGGCTGTGCATGCGTCTTGACCACGGAGCCTTTGTATTTCTGTACATACGACACAGCTTTCATCGCGGCTTTCTCGCCGCTATTCGCGCCCGCTTTGCTCAAAGCTTCCTTCGCCAGAAGCTCTAGCTCCTTTCGCATATAAAACTTTGTACTACTCATCGCATCAACCACGATCCCTGCGATCTTAACCTCATCTTCTTCGCTGAGCGGCGCCTTCACATTGCGCGGCGTGAACTCATTTACTTTCCACATGCCATCATCGAAGTCGAAGCTGGCCAGATGCTCCTTGGGTTCCATAGCGTTACGCGCTTCGTAAAAGATAGACACATCAGGCTTCTCGCCACTGAGCTTGATACCGCTATCAAACCATCCTGCGAACACACTGCCGCCTCGTGCAGACATGAACGACTTATCATCTGCCCGTTCTTTACCTGTATGGTGAGCGATCACCACGCTGATACCGTGCATGTCGATCAGCATATCAACACGATCCAAGAGTTTGCGTATCTCTGTATTGGAGTTCTCTTCGCCATCGAAGAAGTTAATGATCGGGTCGATCATGACAATGTCGGGTTTGTGGAACGCGATCTCTTGGCTGAACTGTTCAATGTCTTGGTCGCGCATCAGGTTCTTGCGTAGCCTGCCGCTGATGATCAGGTTGCTGTGCCCCATGGACAACAAGTCCTGATCAAACTCAAAGCGCCGATAGTATGTGTCGATACGTCGCTTCAAGAACTCTGCGATGATCTCAGCCTGGAACCACATCACCTTGAGCGGACGGCTGAACTCGACATCCATGAAGTCTGTACCTGTTGTCGCACCGGCTGCGAATGCACCAAGCCAGTTCGACTTACCAATCTTTGGCTTCCCCAGTAGCAGCACCCGACTCTTCTGAAAGATGAAGGCATCGCCCCAGTACTGTTCGATGCCATCGTCGGTCATGGTAGACCACTGATCTGCATTGAACGCCTGAAGTCCTAGCGGCCCCTGCTCTGGTTCTTCTTCACCATCGCGCTTGAGCTTTTCAATCGGGTCTTCTTGTGACTGCAGTTCTTTGAGATCTTCGTTGATCTCTGTCTGCCAAGTAGATGTCTCCCACCCCATGATGCCTGCATTGACATCTTCTGGGTGCCGCTTGATGTGGCCGTTGACGATGCTGATTGTGGTACGGGTGACCTCAATCAAATCCATAGGCGGCACACATGTTTGATTCCAGTCTTGTGCTTTGATCAGCACCTCACGCATACCCCAGCCTTCTTTCACCCACTTACCTGCCAGCCTCGCCAAGGTGTCGTTACGACTGCCTTGCTCCTTTGGGTCTTCTGTAAGCTTGTCTCGAATGCTTTCGACTTTGCTGCCGGTGTTGAAGACATGGACCTGTTGTATATCAGCCTCGCCTAACATCGGCAGGTCATCCATGCCGGTCACGCCGTATGCTTTGTCGCAGGTCATGGTGTAACCGTAAGATGGAGCGACCATGACGTACCCGCCATCGCCTCGCACATCTAGCTTATTCTGACCCACGCTGTTGCGGATCATCGGACCACTGCCTAGGGAATAGAAGTAGTGCTTCCCTCCTCGAGGCGAAGTTTGTGTTAGTGGTGTTCGCGTAATGCCGCCTGCATCTATCCAGTTCACAGCGTCATCTGAGTCTGCATCAACTACGGCGAATGATATGCCGGT